ATGATGAATCTGTCAAGCAAAGTCAGCAAGGACAGCAAGGGCAGCAACAAGGTGGTATGCCGCAACTTGATCCTTCTAATCTTGATGAAAATTTAGCTCAAGCTGTAGATCAAGCGTTGCAAATATATTCTCAGGCAAGGCAAGCATATAACATGAATCCGCAAATGTATGAACAATTGAGAATGCAATATCAACAATTACTTCAACAAATCAATGCATACATTGCACAAAATTATCCTGGTCAAGATGCTAATCAAGTACTGGCAATTTATATGCAGCAAGCAAATTTTGGCATGCAACAACCAATGATGCAACCTGTACAACAACCTATGCAACAACAACCTGTACAGTACTACAACCAGCAACCATACAACCAACAAAATTATTATCAACAACCTAATCAACAATACTATAATCAACAACCATACAATCAACAAAATTATTATCAACAACAACCTCAAACAAGCTATTTAAATACAAATAATTTCTAATAAAAAAGATCCCAAAAAAGGGATCTTTTTTATTATATTGGCAATTCAAACAATTTTCCATTCCAGTATTTATCTCTAAAAGACTGAATTGATTTGTAATATTCCATTCTGTCATCGAAATATATTATAATTGGATCTTCACCAAGTTCATGTAGTATTTTGTTAATTAAGAGTCTACCAGTTCTTCCATTACCATCTATGAAAGGATGTATTACTTCAAAAATATGATGTGATGCAAAAGCGCATTCTTTAGCAGATATCTTTTTTTCAAATACTAATTCCATCATATATCTAGTTTTTTCAAACCAAAAATTCATTAAAAATTCTATTTGATATGGATATGGACATTTATCAAAACCAATTATGCAATCAACTCTTCTGTATGCACCACTATTACCATGATCTTCAAAAAAAGGTATTCCCTTAGTTAAAAATCTATGTATGTCTTTTGGAGTGTTTTCATTTAATTCCCAGCCATCAGATAGGACAAAATTAAGTGCAGCCAAATGATTGTCATACATTTTACACCCAGGCTTAGTTCCACTATAACCAGGCTGTGGATCTATATAATTACTTTCTCTAACATAAATATGCTTCCATGTTAAATAATTAAAAGATGTAATTTGAATGCTCATAGATTTGATTCCTGAATGATTTTACCACATAAAAGGTTTAAGTTATTGTTTATAAAGAAAATAAAGATATAAGTAATTGGAGAAAATTATGTTCCAAGCAAAATCAATATTATCAAAACTCTTGAAAAGAACTACAGGCATTCCTGAAGTTAACTTAAATAAGTTACCATTTGTTGGAACACTTGTTTCTGATATGCAAGAAGAACCTATGAGAGAAGTGTTAAAGCAATTCCCAAAAGAAACTTTACAGCAAATAATTAAAATTGCAAATGAAGAAATTAAAAAGAAATAACTAGAAAAGGTGTTCATAAAGTAATACACGTATAAAAATATAATTACGGAAACGTTGAGGATTTATTATGGAAATTAATGATTTAATTAGATTGGCTGCAAAAGCAGATTCAGAAGGTAATTTTAGAGTTGCTGACAGAATTACTGAGAAAATTGAAAATATGTCAAGAACAGTTCTCGCTTTTGACTTAGGAAAAAGTTTTAAATTTTTTGGTACAGCGTTTATGAATCTTTTATCTGGATCTGGTGCCAAAAGAGTTACTGATTTAACGGCCCCAGTACCCACAGGTTTTAAAAGATGGTCGTATGGAAAAACCCTACTTGATATTCCAGAAGATAAATATGACGAAGTTATTAATGGTTTTAACATAGCTAATAGCGCTAGAAAAGCTAGAAGAGGGCAACCCAAAATTAATCAAGAAGGGTCAAACAATGCAGTCATTGGTGGTGACGATTTAGTTGACGGTGCCGGGGGAGCTAAACCAGGCAATATCCAACAACAAACAAATAGTCCTGTTTTCAACATTGGTGGAGGCGTTCCTGTTCCTGGTGCTCAGGGTGAAAGAGGATTAAGAGGATTTAGAGGGTACAAAGGTCTAAAGGGAGACCCAGGTCCACAAGGACCTGCAGGCAAATGGTGGCCAGGACTTGTTGCTGGCTTATTAAGTGGTGCTATCGGTGCTGGTGGAGTAGCAGCTTGGTTGAGCAGTAGAGGCGCAGATGACGTTGTAATCAGAGATATCGAAAATCACTTAGGAAGACTTCCACAATTTCAAATGATGACAAGAAGAACAGATTCTGGAGATTTGACAGGTGCTAAAGCAATAAGAGCACAAAATTTTGTTGACTCCAATTCAACAAATCCAAGATTGAAAAATCAAAGAGATTGGTACAATCTTGCTCTTCAACAGTCAGGTGGAGATGAAAACTTTGCCAATAACGTTATTTCTTTGGTTAAAGCAACTCCACAAATGCCTTCATCAATTGGTGGTGGGCCAAACATATAATCAAAATGAATATCAACGATTTAATTAAGTTAGCAAAACAAGCTGATTTTGAAGGCGATTATGAATTAGCTGATTATATTGATAATCAGCTAAGAACATCATCAAATAATAAAAATATCAGAGAAGCAGTTGACTTAGGGACTGCTGTAAATAGAATGTTCAAGCCAATAGGAAACGCATTAGGTAAAATTCCTGAGTTTTTAGGTTATGGTAAATACAAAGCTCCTGCTGACTGGTCAGCATCTGCTGTAAATTTAATGACTAGTAACCCAAATAGAGCTGGCAACGCATTCCAAAAAGCATTTGGTTCAGTAGACAAAGAAATTAATTTAGATGCAAATCAAGTCAAAAACCTAGAAACTACATTGATGCAGCAAATCAATAATGCAATGGATCAAGCTGATGCACCTACTAAAGTGGCTATTGAAAAATTAATTAATAAAAAAACTATTACTCCTGCTGAGAAAAAACTAATTGCAGATTATGCTCGAACAACGGGAATTGTTGGTAAAAGAACTGATGCAGATTTTACTGATATTTATGATTTAGTGAATGGTAGACCTTTACAAGTTAGACCAAGAACAGTTCAAAGAGTTAACAAAAATACAAAACTTACAGCTGGTGGTTTAGGTGCTCTTGCTTTAGCCCCTACAATGTATAACACGTTTGCTGGGCAAGGTCCAGATACAACAGGCTCTGCTATTCCTGATGGTCCAATGGGCCCAATGGGCATGCCACAACTTGGTCCTATGGGTGGATTTGGTGGTGGTTATAATGGCCCTCAAGTTGGCGGACCTGGAATGGGCGGCGGATATGCTCCTACACAACCAATTGGATTAGGCTATGCTAATTCAGTTACAGACCCTGCATCAAACAGAGAATCTGCTGGCTATGCACCTACTTCACAATATACTGGTAGAAGTGAAGGAGAAATCAATCCGGCTGCAAAGTATAGATCATATGAAGGCATGATGAGAGGTGAAAGAGCGCCAGCATTCAATAATCAAAGTTATGTCGGTGGTTACAGTCAACCTACTGTAAATCCTGTAATCACTCCTCAAGTTAATGTCCAACCTGTTGCTGGCCCTGAAACTTCAATCCCTCCTGTAAACACAGAAGCAGCACCACAAGCATTACCAGCTAATTTTGCTGATGCTTTAAGACCAGCTACACCTGAAGAAGCAGCTAGGTATGAACAACCTCAAGCTCCTCCATTAACACCAGGGGAAATTCAAAATGCAATGAACCCTCTGGCAACTTCAGGATATTAAAAACAAATCCCCATGTAAAAGTGGGGATTTTTAGTTTATAAGCAGATGAGATATAAAATAACTATAATGAACAATTCTAAACCAAAATATCTATTTCTTGATATTGATGGTGTACTTAATTCTTTCAATGATTATAAATTGCAAGGTAGATCATTTTTAGAAAACATTAATAATATTTCATTTGTATTAGGTGATAAACAAATTGATTTAATTAATGAAGTGATTAAAAATTACAATCCTACAATTATAATTTCATCATATTGGAGAAATCGCTACAGCATCAAAGAAATGCAAGAAATATTCGAAGAAAATGGTTTTTTAGGTGACATTGAAGACTTTACATCAAAAGACGGAAAAGAACACCTAGAAAGATGGAAACAAATAAAAGAATATATTGATAATAATAATGTTTTGAACTATATTATTTTGGATGATACTCAATTAGATAAGAACAACACTCAATATGCTAATTGGATTCAGACAGATAGTTATGTTGGTTTGACAAAAGATCATATAAAATTAATTGATAAAATATGGAGATAAATAATGCCTAAAAGAAAAAAAGTGTTAACACCTGAACAAGAAGCTTTACTCAATCAATTTCAAAATAATAACAATGATAATAAAGAAAATAATAACTTGAATGAAAATAATAATGTTAAAGCTTCATCTGCGGGATTTAAACCAATGATAAACAGAAGCGGAGCCAGAGGGAAATAATTAAGCTTTGACTTCATAAAAAAATAAGGCCCCGTTTTTGGGGGCCTTATTTTTTTTCTCGTCAGCTTAATTTTAAAACCCCTTCCAAACTTTTTCCACACTAACAAAAACTAAACACAATACCAAAAGAACATATTTTAATTTGATAAAAACATATCTATTTTTATCAAATTAAAAAGATATGTAAGTTCACAGCCCCAAATAAAAAAAAGGAGAAACAATAGTTCCTCCTTTTTCTTGGGTTAATAAGATTTAAATTATCTTACTGGGAATCCTGCTTGATCAAGAATCTGTTGGCCTGTTGGATAATAACTCTTTCCCCATAAGAAGTTATTAGGATTGATTGTTGCATCAAACTTAAAGAACTTTGCATGTCCGTCAGCAAAAACATAATTGCTTCCACCTGTATGACGACCTGGTTCCATAAATCTAGTGTGATATCCAGTATCTGCAGAAACTGATCTACATCCACCTGTACCATTTGTGCTAGTATTTTCTGATGATCCACCCCAACCAAGAGCACCTTCAGCTTCTCTCTTAGTAATTGCAAAAATAGGACCTGTAGCATCAGCAAAGTTTTGACCTGCCCATTGTCCACCAGCAGCAGTACGCATCATGGCATTTACTGGACGGTGTGACTTGTTACGACGTTCAGTGTTTTGTTGACCAGTTGAACCAAGTAAAATACAATTAAGATTACTTGTCATTTCTGCAATTGCAATAACATCAGCTGGTGCATCTACAGCAGCAATTGAAACAATGTTAGGAGCATCTTGTGGACCACGCTTGCGTGGGAGGATAGCTGAGTTTGGAATATAAGAAAGACGTGGTGCTTGCGCTTCACAGCCAATAGTAACAACATCAAGCCAGTTTGCACATGGTGGATTGTCAGGACGAACACCCCTGTTTGGATCTGAAGGGCAAACCCAGATTTGTTCATTCTTTACATATGGATGAATCATTGCTGTAAAGTGAACATATCCGCCAGCCGATCCGCCATTTGTTGTAGCAGTGTTATTCTTGTAAAAATAAGCAGTTGGATATGTTTCATCATAGTCTTGGGTATACATCATCAAACCCAAACCAATTTGCTTTTCATTAGATAAACAACTAGCAGAACGTGCCTTCTCTCTAGCCTGTGCAAAAACAGGGAACAAAATGGCGGCCAAAATTGCAATGATGGCAATAACAACGAGTAATTCAATAAGTGTAAATGCTTTTTTCATTTTTATCATTTCCTTTCAGAAGTTACATGTATTATTCCAACTATATAGCTATGTAATATTAAGTAAATGTTAAGAAATGAAATTATTGTATATCTACTACAAAAGGTAATTTAAATATGCATACATCAGCTTATCAAAATCTTCAATATTTCTACCAAAGATATTGCAAGCATTTAACTACAGAATCTATCGTACTTGACTTTGGCTCGTACAATGTAAATGGAACAGCAAGACCAATATTTGCTAAACATAATTATATAGGTGTTGATATTTGTGAAGGACCAAATGTTGATTTAATTTTTGATGATTATAAATTAGATCTTCCTGATAATTATGCAGATACAATTGTTTCTAGTTCTTGCTTTGAACATGATGGTATGTTCTGGCTAACATTCTTGGAAATGTGTAGACTAATTAAACCTAGTGAATATTTTTATATACAAGCACCATCAGAAGGACATTATCATCCATATCCTAATGATTGCTACAGATTCTATAAAGACTCATGGGCGGCGCTAGAAAAGTGGGGCCAAAGAAACAATCACAATATCAAATTAGTGAAGGGATATATTGATACAAAAGACGAGCATTGGAAAGATTCAATTGGTATATTTCAAAAGCTATAAGTATTATGTTAAATTGTATTTATGAATAAGTGATCAACAATTCTACAAATACAAATTATCGTAAATATTAACAGAGAATAAAACTCATATGCTTTCTTGTAGTGGGGGCGGAAATCATAGTGGCTTTTGTATCCATAATAAACAGTAACACACAAACATAAGATATAAAGAAACCAAGAAATCAAATTGTCTGATGTTAATGCCCAAACATAATATAAAATACATTGAAATAAGAAGAATGACATAGTTTTCTTATACCTACAGTAAAATATATTAGAACTGTAGAATATTATTGTTATGTGGTACAAATTAGCAATTCAAGGCATCATCCAACATCAAGTATCAGAACAAGATATAGATTCACTAGTAGATCAAAGTGTAATGGATCTTGGTGAAAAATATCTCATAAACCAAATGCAACTTAAAAATGGTTTGATGAGTATGTTTCCTAATTTAAAAGATGTATTGTTTGAAGATTCAGCTGAGAGTCTTGGTGAATATATTTTAGAATTATCAGCAATTGCACTCCCCACTGAAATTGCTAAAAATCAACTGAATGCATTAAAAGCAACCCTACACCACGAACTTCAACACTTGCAAGATCCAAGAATACAAAAAATGCCAGAAAAAGTGAAGCAATTAAGCGACGAGGCGAATCTTGCAAACTACATAGGCATTCAAAAAGTAAACGAAAATACTCAATTCCCTTCATATGAAGAACTTGTAGAAAATATATTTCAAAATTACATAGGTAAAAGCTCAGAACCAAATGATGAGGATCAGAAGTTATTATCCGAAATAAGACAAAAATATTCACCACAAACATTTGAAAATGTAATAAGAAGACTCAAAGCTGGCGATCATCCTTATTTTAATTCAGAACTAGAAAAGCCAGCCAATTTAAAAGATTTTAGAAGAATGTTTTCAACTTCAAATCTTATGGGAATTAAAGATTTTATATCAAAAGATCCTAGATATACAAATCAAAAACATATAGAGAACATTATCAATATTCTTAAAAATCCATCTTCAAATAAGTTCAAATCTTTAGAAGAACTATTAGTAAGAACATTACCAGAATTTAGTGAAACATTCGATCCAACATTTTTAAGAGAAATGAATACTAATCCAAAATATGAAAGACAATTCTATAAACAATTAGGAAATATTATCAACGAATTACAACAACTATCAGAATCAGAGAAGGATAACTAAAATGTGGTACAGAAAAGCGATGGATTTAAATGATCTTAATAGAGAATTTGCACTTGAAAAAGAGAACGCAGTTGATGATTATGATGAACAAGCAATGAAAGAAGGTGTAGAAGATTTATTCGAAAAAGTAAGATCAGGCGAAGAATATACATCCCCTTCTGGCGCCATCAAAGTTATGCCACCAAGAGAAGAAGCACCATTTACAGATGAAGAAGTGGATGGAAGATTTGATAGTGAAACAACTGATGCATACGAAGTTTATGAAGGAATAAAAGAATACCCATCAATTATTTCTGCAATGAAAAATACAGCAAATACAATTTCTAGATACATTGATAGTGGTGTATTGCAAGAGTTTCATAGAAAAATAGATTCTTTATCTCCTATGCTTGAAAAAATAGTTCAATCTGCTTGGGAAAAAGTGCAGTTGATGGAAAGATCTTTCAGTGATCCAGAATTGTCAAGATTATATGACAAAGAAGGCTATCCAAGAGTTACAGAAGCAGAAGCATTGCAATCAAATATGCTTACTCTTCAAATTACAAAAGCTATTAATGAATTATATAGCTCAATTAGAAATGAAGATGCTAGACAAGAATGGCTTAATACTATGGCCAGAAAAGGTGTAGCTGCCAATTTCTTAAGACCTGCAGATAAAACAAGATATAAAGAAACAATGAATGATATTTGGGGTCTATAATGTGGTACAAAAAAGCAATACTTATCAATGACGATCAATTAATGTCAGAACTACGCAACAACGCCACTAATTCTGATGATATTAAAAGAAATTACAGGATGCTAGTAAAACAATATCATCCAGACGTAAATCAAGATCCAGATTCAACAGAAAACATTAAAAATCTAACAAGAGTATATGAAGAAATAAAAGATCAACCAGTAATGTTCAAACCACAACAAACTGGAGAGATAAAAACCACTGCTGAAGAAGTTAAAGAATATTTGGAAGATGCTAATACTGAAGAAGCAATTAAAGATGCATTAGGTTTCTTAGTTTCCACTTATTTTGTTAGAAATGTACCTGAACAATATGACACACCTGACTATACAGTAGATGATGAGATTGTTAATGAGATTTATGATCAATTAAAAGAAACTAAAATCTCTCCTGAAATTATTGCTAGCCTTGTAAATATGTACTGCGCAAAATATATTAGAGAAAACTACTAATAAAAAAACCTCCTTTCGGAGGTTTTTTTATTAAATCACTACAATTCTTTCTGCTGCAATAGTGTGGTATCTATTTGTAATTTTATCCTTTTTAATACCTCGAACAACTACAAAATGCTTGCCATCCGAAAAGAAATCATCACAAACTATTCCATATTCTTCTTGGCCAGTTTTGTCTAACCACTTTACCTTGCTCTCAACAATAAACTTAAATATTTCTTTTTGAGACATTAACTCTTCAATTTGTACTTTACTATCCTCAGATAAAGATTCTAATTTTTTAATTTTTGAAAACATAATAGATTGATTAGATTTATATCCATTCAAATCATCATTCAAAACATTATTCAATTTCATCAAAACAAAATTGTCATCTTTAATATTCTTAATGACATAAAGTAAATAACAAACTAATAAAAACAAAATCGAAATTGTATACAACATAACAGCCTCCTACTTTTTCTTTAAACTCTTGGCATACTTTAACATTGCATCCACTTGAGCTTTACTTGGCTTATCACTACTATCAACCCTATACATATCATATATTGTCTTTCGCATGTCTTTTGTCTTTGGATTCTTAAACAAAATTGAGGCGCTTTCATGACATTTTTTACAATGATCCTGAAACTCTACCTTTGGGTCAATTAATAATAGAAATAATAAAAATGCATTCATAATTGACTTATAAAAGGGTAGATAAAAGAAAATCAGTAAAATAATATTATCAACCTCTAAAAAGGAAAAAATATGAATAAAAGAACTGTAATGGCATCCTTGAATAAGATTGCTAACGAACTCGATAACAATGGCTTACACAATGAAGCCGATACAGTGACAAAAGTAATGTCCAGATTAGCATATGATGATTTCGATGAAAGAGATTATTATAATGACAAAATGGATGGTATGGATTTGATGGGTGACGATTACATGCCATACGGTGATCCTGATGGTGATGATGATGAGTACATGGACGAAGAAATGATGGACGATGAACCATTTGATTACAGCTCACCAGAAGATGAAGGTGATATGTATGGTGATGATCTCGAAGGATACATGGATAACGATTCCGACTTCTAATTAAATAGAAAGTGAAAATAAGGGACAACTAATCATTGTCCCTTATTTTTATATTAAGAGTAACAAAATGAATAAAAGAAAAATATTATCATCACTTGCAAATATAGCTGATAACTTTGAAAACAGCCATGAAGTGCTTTTAGCTAATGAAATCAATCTCTTAATGATGAAATTGGCAGAAAAAGATGAAGATTGTCCAGAACCAACACAAGATATCGAACTCAACCTCAAAAATAGACAGAAATCTATTAATGAACATGGCTACGGACCAGCAGACCCATCACAACCAAATGAGAAATTCTGGAAAAAGAAAATGGAAATGTGGAAAGTAGATGAATTATCAGAAGTAAAGAATATGCTTTGTGGTAATTGTGCTGCTTTTGATATCACTACAAAAACAATGGACTGTATAGAAAAAGGCATAGGAGAAGATGCCACAGAAACAATAAACGCTGGGAAACTTGGCTATTGCAAATTTCTTAAATTCAAATGTGCTGCAAAAAGGACTTGTGATGCTTGGGTGACAGGCGGACCAATCACTGACAAAAAGGATAAAAAATGAATAAAAGACAAATCATATCCTCATTAAATAATATTGCAAATTCTTTAGATAATTCAGGCCTTTTCAAAGAAGCTACATCTATCACCAATTTAATGAAAAGATTAGCTAAAGAAAAATATGAATTCTTTATGATCGAAAAGATTCAAGGCAAATATAAAATTTTAGTGAGAAATGCTGGTCAAGATTTTATACCTCAACCTGGAACATTTGAATCTGAAAAAGAAGCTATAGAAAAAGCTAAAAGTATAGCCGATAAAGATTTAACAGATAGAAAACCAATTACTGATAAAGATCGTGAAGATTCATTACCAGCAAGAGAAAAAATAAGACAACTACTGAAAAATGATAAAACTAGTTCTCACTCTAAAGCTAAAAATATGATAAAATTAGCCCAAGAGGAAAAAATGAAAACCAAACATTCTGATGATGAGTTAAATGAAGCAGTGACAGAAGAAGGCATTCAAACAGCCTTCGAAGCATACAAAAGCAAAGGTGGAAGCGCAAGCCAAGAATCTTTTGCATCACAATGGAAACCCTTAATTGAAAGAATGCTTAATGGATTCACAAACAATATGGGCGTTTCTATTGCTGAAGAAAAATATAAAAGAAAAAATCCATTCTGGGATCCTAGAGATTAATAAAAAAAGGAGACGAAAGTCTCCTTTTTTAATTAAACATGAGGCAACATAAGTATCAATTTATTTAGATTGAATATTGCTCTATTTATTTTCATTTGTATAGCTGGTGCACTACCCATAAAATCCATTACTTTATCAGCATACTCTTTGTTTATTCTTCTTCCACGCAAAACAGGTATCTGATCATGTGGGTCTTCATATAAATTATCTACTATATGAACAATATCAAGATAATAAAACTTACTACCACGCAAATCTCTAAATCTACTCTTTTTATCACGCAAGAAAAACTCTAAAGCATTGTCTCTAACTTCATCATGCCTTAATTCTGGACGATCTTTTATCAATCTAGAAACATAATTCACTACAATTTTATTTCTTGGATTCTTATTAATCAAAAATTCAATGTGAGGATTTACTATTTTTGATTTTAATAAGTCTACACCAGATTTATCCTTATCATCTTTAGTTTCTTCATAAAAATACTCAGCAATACTTACTCCCATAAATACACTGGAAAAATCAATAGGACTGTGAACATCCAAATGAGCTATAAAATAAAGAAATTTTGAAATGATGTTAAATGCAGCAAGTAAACCCGTCAAAACACCATGCATGCCACCAGACGCTCTGAAATATTCTGTAAACTTCCTAACACGCAATTCTGGATCTTCAATATGCTCTAATTGCCTACAAACTTCTAATATTTGATAAGAGTCGGCAAGAAGACCTGTTAAACTGAATTGCTTATTTATTAAAGCTTGTATAGGTGATTTTCTATCTACAATTTTAATAAAAGCTGATATAACAGGCACCAATTGATGAGAAACTTCTAAAATGTTGTTGGCAAAGTTTTGAAATTTCTCTGACCCTGGATCCATACCGCCAAAGTAATAAATATTGTCAACTTTTTCTTCAGCATTATTTAAATTAGAAACTAACTTGTCAGGAATAGAACCAATATTATTATTCCTAGAAACAACAGAAGTCTCAACAGGACTAAAACCCTGCAAATTAGTTAGATCGATAGCTACTCTATACCACATAAATATATTATTCAAAAAAATGAAAAATAACACCTTAATAAAAAAGAGGGAGATTTTATTCTCCCTCTTTTTTACGTTTCTAATTGCTTGTCACTTTCTATAATATGCTCTGAAATATATTCTCTTAATATTTCTTCTATTCTATCAAAATCCCAATAAGGTATTCTGAGTAAAGGTATATTATTTGAAATAGCATAATGATTTTTGATTTTATCTCTTAGTTTTGTTACTTCAAATTTCTCTGAGTTTTTTGCTGGATCTTTGCTGTAATTAATTACCTGAAAATGATGCTCACCATCATACTCAATCAATATATTCAAATCTATTAAATAAAAATCATAATTCAAAGAATTTTTATGAACTAAACCATCAAATTTCTTAAATCTTTTAAACCTTATTCCATGTTTTTTCAAATATTTTTCAATAGCCATTTCACCTTTAGATTCATTACAAAAAGGACAACCATTACCATCTAAATGATGTTTAACTCTTTGAGAAAAATATCTCTGACATTTAGTGCAAAAAATATCAATTTTCGATTTACCATCCTGGTAACCTTTATCATTGTAAATATATTTGTCATTGTGCTTAATTCTTGATATTTTAACAAAATCAATGAATTTTTTTCTTTTTGCAATTGTCTCACATGTTCTACAACCAGAAAAAAATCTCATGTAACGATTGTATTTAGTACCACAATTATTACATAAAACGCAAAATATTTTCTCCAAATTAAAATTTTTGCCAACATAACTTAATAAAGTCTTGTTATTAGCTTCCGCCCTTTTATTTAATTCCTGTAAAGGTATTTTCAAAGTTAACATATCTTCAACATTGGTCAAACTTTTTAATTGAATTATTTGACCATTTTGTATGTATTTGATGGGAAGTTCGTATTCAACACCATCAACTACATGAAAATAAAACTCTTCAAAATCGTCAGTGTCTTTGTTATATTTTAATCTGACGTAAAAAGATTTTAATTCTTCATTATCTAAACAATCTCCAAAACACAATACACTTTCCATAAATGACTTGTACAAATATGAGAAAAAAAGATACCTAATATTCCAGAAAACAATAAAATCTAAGTACCCCCTGCCAATATAGATGAAATATTTAATGTCTCTCTTTCCAATGTATTTCGATAAGGCATTCCATAATGATCCAAAGCAACTGAATAAATCTCTAAAATATAATCACTACCATTAAATAAAATACAATAGTCGAAATCCATGTTGCCAAAATTAATCGGACAATCTTTCTCAATAACTAAAGACAAAACATAATCCAAAAACTCATTGACAAAAATATCCAAACCATTCATAAAACATCTCCCCTATAATGTCTGAGATAAAATGTAGCTGAAAATAAAAAATAATACATATACAAAGATATATTACACACAAATAATCTCAGCTACAATTATCTCATAAACTCTCCCAAAACAATCTCACAAAATAATTAATAACAAAACCAAAAACATATAAAAAAAATTAAAAGATATATATAGATTTTTGTGAGAAGTTTGGGAGAATGATAATAGGGGAGAAATTAATACATATACCAGGAAAAAAAGATACCTAATTTCTGGCAAAACGAAAAAAACTTAGCACCCCCCCTATACCCTTACAAATTGGGGGAAATACTGGGGGAAAGATCTTGGGGGAAAATTGGGGGGAAATGATTGTAGGGAGATGTTTTTAAGAAAGTGCATGTCGATAGGGGAGGGTGTGGACGAAAATTTTTGGCCCACGCAACACTCTTCCTTATGGTACCTAAATGTCAAAGTACCCCCCTATCAGTCTTTATATATATTAGAGACAATACATTACTAATATATCATTCCATGTCATTAATGAGAAGGATGCCAGACTATTACACTTATCATCTCTTAATAGTGGCTTGTGCATATATACTACATCTTCCCTACATTGTCTCCAGGAATATAATGCAACTTCCTTATCTACTACAATTAATACATTCTTCTGTCTGTCTGGTAAATTAAGTATGCCATGAATGCTCTGTCCCTGTAGTGTAATGCCATCGTGTACACCCAAAGGCTTAATCTCTTCATTTAATATAGCTGCATCACCTTCTGGCATATATGTTTCCCATTGCTCATTAATATATATAGCAATTGTCCTACCTGTCTTATTTATTATCTGCATTGTTTTTTAACACCATATAAATAAAGACAAACAACCACATAATTGCACACAAAATAAGAGTGTTCAGAAGTATATTTAAAATTGACGGAGGCATACTAACATTATACTACGGGGCATTAGGATATACATGGCAGTTTTATTATATAGATTGTATTTCTAAAAAATCATTGATTTTTTACAATTTTATTTTAGATAATAATTTTGGCACTTTTGTTTTTATTTGATATACTACTCTTGTAAGTGAGGTAAGAGAATGATTAAAATCCCAGTGTTAGCTATGAGTGTTATGAACGACCAGCTTCGTGCAGGTAAGTCATTTGTCATTAAGCCAAATCATGACATCTATGAATACAAGGGTGAGTTTACGCTTGATTCACTATATGAAGCATTAGACTGCGAAATGATAGAAGTGGTGAATCTTAAGGATGATTTGATTCTTATCTGTGATGAAGAGGCTCTGTACAAGGTTTATCCTGTAGTGAATATGATTGCTACCAAAATGTATCAAGAGGCATGTGGTTCTACTGAGGTAGGCATTATTGGTAGATGCATCATTTGTCAATCATCTAAACTTTCCTAATGTAAACAAAATAAATCCCCAGAGTTTTTCTGGGGATTTATTATTGAAATTGTATTTCTAAAAAATCTTTGATTTTTTACAATTTTATTTTGAATAATAATTTGATCATCCCTTGACTTTCGTCAAGGGATGTGATAGCTAGCATTCAATTACATCGCCATATGTTGCATAGTAAACATCTGCCATAGCGTTGAATTTGGAATCTTCTAAGAGTTCTTCATAATTTAACATAGGATTATGTTTGATGAAATATTCTATTTCGACAAATATAATTTCAACGTTTGGCATATCGTCTTCATCATAAGTATCAGACATTATTCGTTCTATGATTGAATCCAAGGGGACTACCAGTCCCCTTGAAAGTATTCAGAGTCCGTGTCTCTGTCCCATTGTTCGTATGCAATCTCAGTAGCCTCTTGCAACAGGCATTCCAAGTCAGAGCCAGAGTCTTGTCGTCGCAAATCCTTGAGAGCCTCTACGACATAACCTGCAAAGGCTGGGTCTGTGCCAATGCTAAGGTTTTCAGAGACAAAGCGTTCAATAGTGTTTTCCATACCTGTATATTATCTTATTATAATATACCTTGCCACACATATTTAGTTAAGATCTATAAATATATTTCTTCTTGACAAAACAAAGGATCCATGATCGGATCAGCAAGCTTGGCTCTATATTTTAATTTTGAATAATAATTTAAAAATATATGGCAAACTGGGTTGTATTGCCGTAATATATAGGCATGGAAAACACTACTATGAAACTCTGGGAAATCAAGAATTTCCAATCATCGTCGGTCAAGTCTCTCTTTGTAGGTCAGACAGCCAACGGACAGGATTGTATCGCCTGTGCTTGGAATTCAAGCGAACTGTATGTCTTTGCATATGAAGGCATTGTCGATACCTTCCTATGGGCTTTGGAGACCTTTCAATCTGTTGGACAGGCAATGGCATATGCTAAACTGAAAAACGGCATGGAAGAACGTTCCTACTCCCTTCCTTACCATGTAACAATGGAACAGCGTACACACAATCAACTGTACCGATTCCAACTCCAATATCTCCACATTTTTGAAGGTACACTTGAGATTCATTCCAACCTGTGCGATGATACGCCAGAAAACGCAATCAAGAATCTCATCTCAAGAGGTGACATTGAAGCGGAAAACAGCAGGTTGATTGACATATTTCGCAAACGTGAGGTATGTGCCTAATCACTATCACATCCCTTGACGAAAGTCAAGGGATGAACCAAATTATTATTGAAATTAAAAACCTAAAAAATCTTTTGATTTTTTACAATTTTATTTTGAATAATATTTTTAAAAAGTCTTGCAATGTTCAATTCTGTGCTGTAATATAAGACATGAATAAAAACACTACTGTAGAACTCACGTTTTCTACCAACCGTTTCTGGGAACTCTCAATGTCTGACCTAGGTTATACCGAAGGTATGACCGAAGAACAGTTCAATGCAAAGATTGCAGACTTTATCAACAGCGATGACTTTGAAACAAGGTATATTCCTGAAACCAATAAACTTGAAATCTACGCAGAGTAGACTTTCAGTTCCACTGACCAATACCATATCCCTTGACGAAAGTCAAGGGATATTTGCTTTTATTATCTAAAATTAAAGGCTAAAAAATCGAAGATTTTTTACAATTTTATTTTGAATAATATTTTGGCTAGTCTATTGTTTTTATATAATATATGCTGTAAGATAAGACATGAATGAAAACACTACAGTAATCGTTGACCACGGTTGCGCTTTATTCGGCACATATCAGGCAAGTTTCTTCTGCAAGGGTGAGATAACAGTGGAGAGTATTGTCGCAGAAATTTCCAATCGTTTGGGTGTTCAATGCACCACTACAGGGTATAACGAAGAATTTCACAGCATTACAGTTATCGTTCCAAGAGGTTAGGAGGTTAGCTATGTATAGTGACGCAGAGATGGAAGACGTGTTGTTCCCGCACATGATGACAGATGAACAATTAGACGAACAATTTGATATTGAACCTGATTGTGAAGACCCATGGAGCGAAGCATGGATGGATGCCAACGCACTAGAATCAGCAGGTTGGGGAGAGGACGATGGTTGTGCAGGTGATGACTGGTAGGCATAACCACTACCATATCCCTTGACGAAAGTCAAGGGATATGGCTTTTTATTATTCATTTTGCATTTCTAAAAAATCAAAGATTTTTTACAATTTTATTTTGAATAATATTTTGCCCATGCTCTTGTTTTTATATAATATATGCCGTATTATATAGCCATGAACACTACAGACAAAGTCATCGTAAAGTTTAGGAGCCGTTCTCCACGCTTGCTCTTCTCCGCCTATTACAACGGCGTTCTGCTTGCATCCGGTAGCAATGCACAGGACTTGGGCGAAGACTATGCTCGCAAGTATGATACAGAATGGATTCTGCAAGACGGAAACAAGTATTACACGCAAGGAGGCGTAAAGTAATGGCACACTATTATCTGAACAACAGTGGAACACGTTGGGTAACTGACAGCAAGATTCTAGTTACTGGAATTGCTAATGGGAAGCATTATCATAGAATGCGTAAGCCATTGTACTGGGAGTCGCTTGGTAACTTTGTCCGCTGTTGTGTAAAGGTCGGGGATGCTGTATACATTGGGGCAACCTATGACAACAACGGTGTCTGCACATTGGATATCATGAAGTGTGGGAGGATAAGATAATGTCGAACTGGACTAAAGGTTTCATCGGTGTGGCAATCGCATCACAAGTTATTCTCTTTGTAATCTTGTTTGGTTGCAAAACAGGAGATGCATTCTATATCTCTGGTACTGACTTGTTTGGCATAATAATGTCATCTGTCTGCACGTTGGTTTACATCCCTGCAATCTTGGTGTCTAACCATTCGGACAATATACGAAAGAAACTTGATGAACAGTTACAGGCATAAGGCTCTCTCTCTTTGGTCTGCATTGTTAGCTGAAGAGAGATGGCACAAGTTTGAAAGCACCAATTGTAAACCATCATGTAAAGGTTGGAATGGTTGGGCACCTTATTGCGAATGTTTTGAGAATCATTGCACATTCGTTCCTAAAGGTAATATTGAAGATATGGAATTGGTTGTTGTTGCGAAACCAATTGATGATGTCTTAAGGGATATAACAATTATCCCTTAAGATAGAAACCCTCCCAGTTTAGTAGTGTTTGCTGGGAGGGTTTTATTATGCTTTTTCAATTCGTAAAAAATCGAAGATTTTTTAGAAATATATTTCCGATAATATTTTTGCACTATTGTTTTTATTTGATATAATATAGGCATGAACGAATACAATGGCTGGAAGAACGAAACGACTTGGACCATCAATGTTTTCTACATGGAGACAATTGAGCAGATGTTGAAGGATGGTAATACACAAGAAAATATTGTGCGTCATATCAAGCTTGAATTAAACCAAGACCTTTACTTGGAACAGCGAAACATCATCGGCTGTGCATTGAAACTGGTTGACTGGGACACGCTTATTGCAAGAGCCACAGAGAATGTTGCAAAAGAAAAGGTTGCATAGTATCTTAAGGGGGGGGCATCAGCTCTCCCTTTTTTATTATTTAAATTGTATTTCTAAAAAATCTTTTGATTTTTTACAATTTTATTTTAGATAATATTTTTGCATCTTTGTTATTATTTGATATACTACTAAGTGTAAGGGGATAGAGATGACGTATACACAAAAAGTGATAAGGCGTGAAGTGACCTTGACCATGTTCAAGTTTAGTGTTTCATCTGCACTTGAGGTAGAAAACGTAACACCAGAGCAACGAATTCTTTGGATAAAAGAAGAACTTGCTAAACTTGAAGAGCGATTGAATACCATCACCAAGGACTACCATACAAATGATGAAGTTGGTGACCCGTTTGCAGGGATTGAGGTGAAGTAATGGATAGCATAGTAATGTCTGCACTTGTAACTTTTGGTTTGCTGTCCATCGTGTTTGGTATCTTGTCGGTAAAGGTAGAGGTGAAGTAATGGCAGAGACAGTTTATTATGTAAACGCTAGTGATTTGTTTGAAGCGATAGAACTTGGTGATTGTGAACAGCAAGAGTTCCTTGACCAGTTCACATATGGTGATAATCTCACAGACTTGACTTTAATTGCAAAAACAAATTTTCTGCAACGTCTAACAAAGTTCATTGCAGATTGTGAAGATGTGTATGAAAAAGATGTAATGATGCAAAACTTAAAAGAGTATAACTTTGGGCTTCTTGGTTGCATCAAACACGTAAACATCGAAGGATAAAGGGAGGGCGAAAGCCCTCCCTTCTTTTTAGATCTAAGCTTTTTATTATTGAAAATATATTTCTAAAAAATCTACGATTTTTTACAATTTTAATTTAGATAATATTCTTGCACAATTGTATTTGTTTGATACAATATACACAAGGAGTTAGGATAATGGAAAAAAACAATTCGTTCACCACGCTAGAAGCAATCAACAAGCTTGTTGCATTCAATCAACTTTACAACAAGATTGTAACCAAGACAACAGAAGCGAAGAATGCTCTCACACAGGCAGAATGGTCTCTTGAAGATGCAAAGTTTGAGATTATTCGCAATGTAGATATCAAGGAACTTGGTTCCAATGCAGAACAACGTGAAGCAAAACTTTCTGGCTTGCTTGCGGAACACGTCAAGTCTGTACGCTCTGCCACTCTAACATATGAATTGGCAAAAGCAGAAGAGCAAAAGTGTCGTGCAAACTTGGACTTTGCAAAGCACTTGGTTCGTGCTTCTGAACTGTTAGCAGAAGGTTAGACAGCAAGGGAGGGTGAAAGCCCTCCCTTTTATTATTGAAATTAAAATTGTAAAAAATCGAAGATTTTTTAGAAATTGAAATCATATAATAAAATCAATATAGAGAGGGAAGCAAAGCTTCCCTCTCTCCTACCTTTGGTTCTTGCGTTCTTCCTTTTTCTCTTGGAAGCAATCTTCACAGGCTACATACCACCTGTTAGTCTCGTCCCATCTCCAGCATCGTCCTTCGCCTGCACTAACATAACAACCACAATAACAACACTGTTTACCATACTTGTTTTTCATATCTTCCTCCACCAATAATATAACACAGGTCAGGCAAGAATGTCAATAAAAAAAGCCCCATATTTCAGGGGCTTTTGTTTAGTCCATTATGTTGGCTAATCGGTCTTCTTTAGTCTTGATTTGACCAGAGAACCAACCAGCACGTTTTGGTTCAAGGTTTTCTGCCAAATCAACAAGTGAGAGTTGATGCTTGTAAACCTCTTCCAACGCAGAGATTTGGGTAGCGATTTGATTTGCTACCTTGCTGTCATGACGCAACAGGTCGATTTGAATGTCCTTGAGAGCGACAATCTGATGACGTGTGGTGACCAAAATATCACGAAGCCTATCCGAGTTTCTAGTACTTTTCATTTCGTACTCCTTACAACACTAATATATCAAATAAAGATAGAGTGTGCAAGGAAATAAATAATTTTGCTTTGATGTATTTTTACGATATAATTTAGTATCTCAACAAGGGATAGGAAGATGAACTTTGATATTAAAAAACAGTGTGACCTTGAGTTAGTTTACGGCGAACATTCTTGTATGCGTTCAGATGAAAGGAACGTGCCACTACCAAAGTATATACCTTTGAATGCAGTCATCATAAGAAGAGACTTAAGACATGGTGAACCAGCCTACACTATGCAATATGAGTTTCGTGGCAAAAAGTACATAATAGTTGTTGAAGACAACACAATGTATGTTCGTACAGTGTATCAACTAGACACTGCCAGCAACATTTGTAAGTTTATTAACACTTTACCAAAACTCAAGGACAAGGACAAGGAAGCACAACGCAGATTGAGACAGAATAGGTCAGAAGAATACTACCTCATCAAAGAAGGTAAGTACAAGCACATGGAGTGGGAAGTCGGCTATAGTCTGTGTGCTTGATTGATGCTTGGATGGGAGCAAGCTCCCATCCAAGATTATTATATGATTTGTATTTCTAAAAAATCTACGATTTTTTACAATTTAATTTTGGATAATAAAAAGGGAGGGCTTTCGCCCTCCTGTTTTCATACTACTGATTCTTTCTCGCTCTATTGAACTTTAATGCCTTAGCTGTTTTAACAACTTTAGGGTCAGATAAAAGCCTATCTTTATAATGGGTGCGTATTAGATAAACCATAGGAATCGACACCCCAAGTACTACAGCAATCTCCTTCATTGCAAAGTTTTGATTAACTAGTTCAACAAATTTATCGTAGCGTTTTCTTGGGCTAACACGTTCAGGTTGCAACATTTTATTTCTTGGGTGTGCTTTTTTGAACATATCAATATATTGACTAGTGTAGCATTGAACCATTCCTCTATGACTTTCATCTATAACAATCTTACAATATTTTAACCATGCATCATCCCTTATATTTTTAAAATCATCAGATTCTGGGTCAATACCTGAGAGTACAATAATATCTTCAGAAATTTCTTTGATTTGTTGTAGCATCTGTCCAGAGTTGAAATAAGGGATAAACAAAAAATCTAAGCCATCTTCATTTTTCATGCCTGAGATTGATTTTGCATATTGGTTAAATGTATCTGATAAAATGTTTAAAGACTTTGTAATGTTATCAATATTAGAGTTTTCAATTGTTCTTTTTACAAACGTAAAGTCTTTGGTCAGAACGTTGATGATGTGAGTGTTGATTTCCATAGTAGTGTTTTCCTTACATGAATATTATATCAAGAAAACAAGTGAAAGCAATAGAATTTGAATATATTTATTTGACACATTTTCTGCAATGTTTTACTTGTCAATGATCTATTTATTATATGATTTGTATTTCTAAAAAATCTAAGATTTTTCACAATTTTATTTTGGATAATAAAAATGGAGAGGGCTTGCGCCCTCTCCATTAGTGTGATACAGCTACTTTTGCTTTCCAGTCCAATTGTTCTTCATCGTCCCATCTGGCAGGAATGTTTGACTCTACAAAGAAAGCAAACTGTTCGGCTTCAGGGCAATCTGTATTCCAATAGATAGCCGCTTCCAAGTATGTTCCAGCGTCATGACCACTTTCACGCTTAACGCCAAAGTGTGCTTCTTCTGGAATGTTGAGAAAGCGATTCTCAAGGAATTGGACAAAGCGTCTAACTTCTGCTTGCATTGCAGGCAAGTAATCCTTGTTAGGATTGACCTGTACACAATCTTCTTCAAAAGGAACAGTTCCGAGTGTCATCCATTCTCTCATTGTCTCTCCTCCTAATACCAAGCAATCAAGTAGTGACCAGCATCAGCGTGAAGCCTGAACATCCTAACAAGGTCTTTGAATTCTTGTTCTTCAATATCATAGTTTTGGATGTAAGAATCACGCCATTCTGTTGCTTCCAAACCTTCTGCCATATCCTTGATGATTTCGTTTGGAATCTCATCACTTTCATTTGTATAGCCGTACAAAGAAATACCAGTGATATCTTCTACCAAGCGATGATAGACTTTGCCACGGAATGAATCGTTTCCAGAGCCAGAAAACATACCGCCACAGATTTGAAATTCGCCTTCAATGACACCGGCTTCGTCTTTGCTTTTCTTCCAGTAGTTATCAAGTCCCATACCGTTCTCCTTATGAGTATATTGTATCAAATAATAACAAGAATGCAAAAATATTATTCAAAATAAAATTGTAAAAAATCTTTGATTTTTTAGAAATATAAATTGAATAATAAAATCCCCCATTTCTGGGGGAGTCAGCTAGTTTGCGTAGTCTGTGCTTTGTCTGGTGGTGCTTCTAAACATATCAGCCACCTTGAATGCTTCTGACATATATGCATAAATTGCACTGGTCATTTGCAAGGTAGACATAATGTTGTTGGTGAGGCTTTTGATTGGCATAGAATATTTCAATTCCGTGCCATCATTGAGAAAGTGGAAAACCTCAGCCTCAATTGCATCCATTGTTGGGCTAAACACAATGTCAATGACACCTGTTTCATGCACTAGGCTTAGAACCACGTCCTTGTTGCCAAACTCTAACGCTTCTTTTACAAACGCTTCGGTAGTGTCAACGCTCTTGAATCCGTTCCTAGAGAACAACATATTGGTATTCCTTCTTTCCTTGTAATGCTCTAGATGATTGTACCATAACCATCCAAATACCGCTCAACAAACCTACACTACAAAGAACACCTGCAAACATCATTGTAGTGTGAATGTTGCCACTTAAGATGTATTCGATTATCATAGAAACTGGCGTGAGTAACAAAACAGTACAAGCCATTACAGAAATACACTCAAGCAAAGTATATAGTGCTTTGGGCATATGCTTTGTAATCTGCCAAAACGCAACAATGCCACCACCCCAAACAACAAGATACAATAAGCGATTAACCATATCTAAAGTCATTTTACTACCTCCCAGTTTTCTGCCATTACATCTTCAGTTTTAAGAGTGTAATAAGCCCAAGAAATTTGCTCTCCAGTTGATGTAATGAACATGAAATGCAATCTTTCATTAAGCATTCTAACAAACAGAAACAAAGACCCACCGTTCTTTTGAGGCTTTTCTCTTGAGATACATTTGCCATCACGAAGCATTGGTAAGACCTGTTCAAGTTTCATATCAATAGTATAAGGCAAGTCAACAGATGTGTCAAATAATATTATTCAAAATTAAATTGTAAAAAATCGAAGATTTTTTAGAAATTAAAATGGCATAATGAAACCCCAGAATTAAATCTGAGGTTTCATTTTGGAAGGAGATTTGATTTGTGGTTAGCTGGAATTCAACCAGTACGGAACTTATAGACAGTTCTTTCGATGGACTCTGCCTCCGATGTTGCCCGTGTCTCATAAAGAGAGCATAGCACCCAACCACAAAATATTTTTTTAGTTCTCGTTACTGTAAGTGAATTAACGAATTCACTTATCAATTCAGGTTGCAATCCATTTCAATTGACGTATTAGCACATATACGATTACAAGTAACGTTTCACTATACTTGGATAGATTGTTTGCGTCAACCATCTCCAAGGGTTCAGTAAAAGATTGTGGAATTAACCACTCCAAGGTTGCTACCCTTGTTTGAATCTCGCAATAGATTCTAGCCGTTCTGGTCTTTTACTGGATGAAGGCTGGTTCTCGACTCCAACCTCACACCAATATATTACTGCATCTCTAGGGTGTATGCAAGAACTATTTAGTTAACACTTATTATGCAAATAATCTTTGTAATATATGAATTATTGCTGTAATATATAGGCATGGAAAACACTACTACAGTTCGGATGTCGATGGTTGTCAATGTCAAGGACGTTAGCGACAATTCATCATGTATCGGTTTCGTTGGTCAGGGTACTTGGTTCGATGGCAAGTCCTTCATCGTAACACAGTACAAGGAAAACCCAACTTGCTGGTATTTCTTCGTTTATGATATATTCATCCTAACAGAAGAGAACTACTTTGAAGGCGTAACCTCTTATGGTAATGAGATTTGGCACTTAAACCCTGACAATGGGGGAATGTGTGGAAAGACTTATCTGTATAGCACAATGACAGATAGGCTGTATGTTCCATTTGGTATCTCACAACCAACGAAAGAAACATCACCAACATTCTTGTTCGCAATCAGCTAACCATTATCATATCCCTTGACGAAAGTCAAGGGATAATTCTTTTTATTATTCAATTTATATTTCTAAAAAATCGAAGATTTTTTACAATTTTATTTCCAATAATATTTTTGCATTATTGTTTTTATTTGATATACTAACAGCATGGAAATCAAAACAACCAACTACGGCGTTTGCAAAGTGAAGAAGCACAAGTATCAGAACAATGGCAACCTTGCTCTGAGCTTGGTTGACGAGACAGGTCAACCTGTAGTCAACATCACTACAAATGTTTTCCCAATGGGCGAGAACGAGTTCTGCGCCAACTACTACAATATGGGAGCAACCCTATGGCAAGATATCGTTGCTTCTGGTCTGTTCAAGCAGACTGGTGAGACGGTTCCATCAGGGTACTGCGATTACCCTGTCTGTGTTCTCCTAGTAGACATAGATTAAAGAGAGGGCGAAAGCCCTCTCTTCTTTTATTATCGTTTTTTAATTTCTAAAAAATCTACGATTTTTTATGTTTTTATTTTGCATAATAAAAAGGGGACGGGGATTTTGTCCCCGTCCAAGTGTTGCAGTCCGTCACCATCAATTGGTTGCTTCCAAACTTGCTTTTCTGATATCAACCACTCGCAGGATGGTTCCATTGACTTGTATCAACTCATTCATCTTGGCATACTTCAGATGCTTGCCGACAGGAGAGTTGGTACTGATTTCGCTATGGTTTGCATTGACAAAGTCCAAGGACTCCTTAAGCAGAACACGCTTGCAGTCCCCATCAGAAAACTCAAGGTAGATGTACTTGCCAATGTTGTCGGTAGACTCTTCGTCATCCTTGATTGATACAAGACCAGTATTGCCTTTGAGGGCATTTGCAATCTCACGGTTCGCTACTTCTTGCCAAGTAACCACTCGACCAATGATGAATGACTCAATCTTGGCTTGAATACGGCAGTTAGCAATCTCGTTAAATGTAAGGTCGTTTAGGTTCATTTCTTGTTCCTTCATTGGGGGAGGATGGCTCCTCCCCCAATGTCTGTTAGATGGTCGCTCCGCTTTGGGTCTCATTGGTCTTGAGGTGCTTTGCTTCTTCATCCTGTGCAAGCTTGACAGTTTTGTCTGCAAGTGTCTTCAATTCCTTAAGAATAGAAACAGCAGTCGCATTAGAAAGTGTCTTGACATCTATTTTGCACAATCGCTGTGTCAGTGCATGGTTAGCAACATACTTGTTGCGGTCAACACTGATTGGCAGTTTCTTACCACTTGTTCGGATAGAACTGACACGACCTTGGCTTGATTTAGAAGCACGGTATCTCTTATTCAGAGGGCGAACCTGCTCTTTGATGTAAGCCTTGACAGCACCTTGGAGCCATTCCCACACATCCTTGTCAACAACTTGGCAGTCATCTTTTTGGACGTTGATATTGAACACAAGGTTATCAAGGTCAGGATTGTCATAAGAGACTCGGAATCTCAGCGCATTGTGGAGAGGGGTCTTTTCAGCGATACCCATCATTGTTCCAAAGGTCAATGTTCGACCATTGCGAACCAATGCACCACCCTGATTCTCATTGGTTCGACCCATGATTGTAGGATGCTTGCGCTCTTGGTTTTCAGACCAGATGTAACTGAACTGAAGACTTACAACACCCTCGACACGCTTGCCATTGACAATCTTGTTGACAGTGAAAGTCTGAACATCAGAGAGATGGGCATTTTTGCTTGACTCAAGAATGTCCCATGGCATAACGGGTTCATTGTTGATGTAGACTTGGTAAGAATTCTTCAAACCATGATAGGTGGTTCCCAAGTGGAATTCGAGTTGCTTCATCAAACTCTCATAGCGTGTTTGAGCAATGGAGGTCTTTGAAATCCAAATCACACTACCCGTCTCAGAGCCATGGAGATATGGGGTCAAAACAGTCTCTGACTCATCCTTCGTACACTTACGAACAATGTTGACCGGGTTGTTGGAAAACATCTTTTCTTCCCAGTCGATGTAGGAATAGAGGTCACCATCAATACCACGGGTGTACACTTCGATTCTGTTACCAAGACTCAGACCAGCAGAGACCATACCAACACCAAAGAAGCCGAGTTCATTATGGTATTTGCGAATTCGTCCAGTGCTTGCAGGAATCAGTGCCTTGTGCAACTCAAACTGCGACATACCACGTCCATTATCAGAGATGACAATGTCATCAATGACGTTAGCACCCTTTTTCAAGGTAATCCAGCACTTTGATGCACCAGCATCATATGGGTTGTCAGTGAGGTCGGCGATAGCGGCACTTGTGTTGTAGCCGAGTTTGCGGAAGGCGTTGAGCAAATCCAAGTAATCTGGCATATACTCAACAAAGGTTGTTTCGTTCATTTGTTTTTCCAAATAGAGGTCAGTGGTTACCCTACTGCCACTATTAATATATCATGTTCAAGGTAGAATGCAAACAAATAAAGCACTTTCCCAAAAATATTATCGAAAATAAAAACGTAAAAAATCGTAGATTTTTTAGAAATACAAATCACATAATAAAAAAACCTCCACCTATGTTTCAAGATGGAGGGAAAGAAACAAACCTATGAGCAACTACAATATATCACAATTTACTGGCATTGCAAAGAAGAATCGCCAGAATTATTTTCCTGGCGATTCTTGTGTTTCATTTTTCGATTGTACTTTGATTTGTCCTTGAAAGTACTTGGACGCATCTGACTAGCTCGCATCATTTCTGTACCTGATGCGATAGCCAACTCTTCAATGAACTTCTTGAACTTTTTCATTTTTGGTTTCCTTGACTTGTTTCTCTTTTTGTATTAGTAGTTGAAGAACATAAGATTTTTCAACATCTTGCTTGTATCTGTGCGCTCGTTCTTTGTTCGTACGTCCCGCTTTTGCTTTTCTAATACGCACATGATTTCCTAAAGAACTCATCTCTCTACCTCAATCCTTCATTCTTATCTGCTTGCTTGTTGAATATCTCTACGAGTGTTTTGTATTCATTCTCAAAGATTGTATACTTGAAGCGAAACATTCTATTATATTTTGTGTCTGCCAATCTTTTAGCCATGAATTTGACAGTCTCGGAACATAATTCTTCATTGATATTGAAGCCTGTAATATCTTCAATCAAGGGACTGTAATGATGTAAGTTTTGGATGCCTTCAAGTTTTACCATGTTCATCTCCACAACTAATATATCAAATAAATACACCCACTGCAAGAATTGATTTAAATATTTTTAAATGATATAATTGTCTCATGGGAATCTTTGAAGCACTGCCTTTGATGGCTGAGATAAAGAAAGTAGCGCATGATAACAATCATGCACTTGCTAATTTTAATGTATTGAGTGAAGTTAAATACTCTGCTACTTGTAAGATTTGTAAACAATGGGCGATAATTGATTTAGAAGCAGAATTGCCTGTGAGTGGTAGTTTATTTAATAGTGCTTGTGTTAAACCAGAAAGGAAGAATAAGAAAGTTTAAACATCTTCATAATTAGTTAATGAGCCATATTGTGCATAAAAGTCTTCAAGAAATCCTTCAGCTAAATCTTTTGGGACTTTAACACTGAATATGGCTCCTAACACTTCTACTCTAATGAAGTATTTTTTATCATTGAACCAGAAGATAGCTCTAGTACCATCAGGATATCCTAATCTGATCCCTCTCATTTCGCTTGCATTGGGCCTCAGTACTTTTTCAGATGGGAAGAAACATTTGCCAAACAAGGCTCTTTCAAAATCAGTCATAGTGTTATTATATCAAACTTTTATTATCCATAATTAATTTCTAAAAAATCTAGGATTTTTTACTTTTTAATTTTACATAATAATGATGGAGGGAATATGATCTTTGCAATTGTTTTCCTTGTCATTACTCAATTTGTTTTGGCATGGAAATATTTATTACTTAAAGAAGATTACGACAACTTAAAACAAAAAACCTCATCTATTCAATGAGGTTTTATTCTTACTTGGTTAATTCTTTTAATTTGGATTGTGCATAAGGGTCATTGGGATATCGTTTTAAATTAAAGCGACAATTTCCAATGGCTCTTACTTTATCCCCATTCTTAAGATACAGGGAGGTGAGAGAATGAAATGTAGTTATTGTTGCATCATTCCATCTCAATGCACTTTCGTAGTATCTAATGGCTAGTCTTTCGTCTACCATCATAATCCGATAGAATTGACCAAGATATTCATATGCTCTATAACCATTAGGATTGATTGAAAGATACATTTTTGCAAACTTTTCTGCTTCAAATAACCATACTGTATCTTTCTTATTAATTGCCATAGACCACATGAGCCAAATCATGTTTTCCCAAGCATCTCTGTCTTTTGGGTTCAGCTTCAACACTTCTTTGTAGAGGTTGATAATTTTTGGATAATCGCCCTCTTTAGTATCAGAAACACCATGCCAAAGAGTCTCAATTGTTTTGTTTAGTAGTTTTAGTTTTTGTTCACGAGTTTGCATTTTCTGTTCCCTCTTCATCCATGTATATTTTGTAAATTGCTTGTCTAACATTATGAACTAAATCAACATTCTTTGCGAAATTCATCAAGATGTTTTGTCTCTGATAACTTCCAAATATTGTTCTACGCTTCTTTTGTGAGTTGTCCCATTCATAAATAAAGAAATACATATCTTCTTTCATATCAGAGAAAGAATATTCAATTAAATATGTTCCATCTGTATTAATAAAAGCATCAAATCCAGAAATGATATCAGTGCCTTGGAGTTCGTATCCAGTGCCAGTTTTTGAGAAATAAATCCATACTGTTGGTTTCATAATCTATATTATCCTAATTCACCAATAGATTCCAGATGATTTATTGATTGAATCATTACACCTAGAAATACATCCACCATTTCTTGATATTCCCACTTCTTCATTCTGGCGTAAATTGAGGCTGGATAAACTGTACTGAACCCTCTTTTAGCACCAAGAACATATGAATTGTTTAGTGGCATAAAATAATTACCAGAAACCAATCTCATTCTAATTGGAGAATCTGTATTGTATCTTGATGCAAACTTCTGATGTGAAAATAAATTGTATTCGTCTTTTGTACGAAAATCAAAACCATCACAGAAAATCACATATGGGAAATAACCATAGATTGATGTAAGACCTTGAAATGTATTAGAGTTTTTGAATGCTCTCTCTATAGCATTTCCATTTGCTTGCTTTGGTCTTTCTTCAATGGGCAAATTAGGGTCAAGCTTGGGATTCTTGGCGCATTCTTTCAACCAACCAGAATCAGAAATAGGTGTGTATCCATCGTGCCTTCCTTGATGTTTTGCCTCGGATACTAAGATGATGTGTTTGAATCCATCTTTGCCTGTGATAAAACAAATACCACCATCAGGGCTTACACCATCAGCACTATCAATGGAATCAAGAGTGTTAGGGTCAATAATATCAAGGTTGTTCTTTTTGTGGAAATGGTTGATATAATTCACACTTTCGTTAGCAGTCCAACAACCCTTTTTATTCAAGTAAGTAAATTCATAATCAGGTAAATTTGCTTGCAGTATTGAAATAGCACTTTTTACAGTGAATACAATATCGCTTTCCTGTACCTTGGAGACAACATTCTTTACAGTGCCATCTTGATTATAGAAACCTGCTTGTTTTCTCATATGGTAATTGTATCATATTGTCAAATAAAAGCAAAAATATTATCGAAAATCAAATTGTAAAAAATCGTAGATTTTTTAGAAATTGAGATCATATAATAAAAAGGAAGGGCTCTCACCCTTCCTGAATCATTCTCTCTAATGTGATGCGGTCGAAATTAACAGATTGATATTCCACCTTGTGCTTGTTCTTTACAGTTTTGCCAGTGAAGAAGCAGAACCCACTATCTATATGCATCTTACAATCAATTAAATCAAATGTGCTTTTAGTCTTTTCAAAATTGCCATCGTTGATAGAGAACTTTTTGTCTTCGATTTCAGATATCTTTACTTGTCTTCTAATCGTGTAGTAAACACCTTGTGTACACTTAAGAAAACCATCACCTAATTTGAATGTAAGTGGGGAATCTTTTTTGATTGTTGTGATGTTTTCATGAATGTCTGAAATAAACTCTTTGTCATACTCTAAAATCATGTAGGAGAACAACGAGGAATCTTCAGAGAGTACGGCTTCAATTACGAGGTTCATGCTGTTATTATATCATTTAAAAAAAGAAGCAGACAAGAAAAGGGGAAATCTTGTCTGCTCTATACCCTTGTTTTAATTGGAGGAGTAAAAAACAAGTTAACGTAATTATACCACTTTTCAACGCAGTGGTTACAAACTCATTAAGTCTTTGCTCTGAAATCTTAACAAACATCCACCAACAGGGATTTTCTTTTCTTCTACTGGTGTTACGATAATTGCTTCACTATCGTTAAGCTTAGATACAATCAATGCTCGAGTAAGTAAAAACTGCAACTCGAGTTCTGTCAGTTCTAAATCTTTTAATATTTTTTCTTTTGACTTTCCGGTACTAGATTGTTCGATAAAGTAGACAAATCTTGCAAGAGTTTTTCGGAGATTAATTTCAGTCATGGCATTTGGAATCTTTTTGGTTCTGTAATCCAAAGGCCATCCATAATCATCAAATCTTCTGCATGAGATAAAGCGGCTTGCAATTGGTCTTCAGAACTATCAAACATCAATGCAGTGCGAGCAATTGAATCAAAGTCAAGAGCATCAGATATTTCCACCAGTTCATTAATGGAAATATCTGTGTCATGCGCTCGAAGAATTGTGGTTATATCTTCTGTAGTAAACTCAAAAGAATTAAGAAACATACTCATGACAGAACAACCACACTGTCTGCAACCATAATCTTGTATTCGTTCTTCTCTACAGGAAAACGAACAGCACCATCTTTGTCTACCATATATTTCTTTGATTCAGGTGTAGGACAAATGGTAACTATATAAGAGCCATTCAACTTTGTGATATGAGCAACACAACCCTTTGTCAAACCAATATAGGACGCATACTTCTTAGGAATGTGAATGCGGTTTTTGGTTTGGGTGGTGATAGTCTCGGAAACTGTGTAGTCAAGTTTTCTAGTCATACTTTATTTTACTCCAATTGAGCGAATTATGCAATAAAAAAACCCATCTGATTAGGATGGGTTTTGACGCAACCAGCAGGACTCGAACCTGCGGCCAACTGCTTAGAAGGCAGTTGCTCTATCCGCTGAGCTATGGTTGCATATCTGTATTAATTATACCATTAATCTACAAGTTTTTCAGTCTTTTTCTTCAAAGATTTAATATCTTGTCTTAACATATAAACTTGATATATAACAGGTGCATAAAGAAAAACAATTAAAAATCCAGCAATAATATAAGTAATTGTATTCATAATTTTAAAAAGCCTAAGAGAGGAATCGAACCCCCGACAATCATATTACAAGTATGACGTTCTACCACTGAACTACCTAGGCAAATTCTCCGGTAGAGATTCGAACTCCAACTAAAGGCACCAAAAACCTCTGTGCTACCGTTACACCACCAGAGAACATCAAACTAATTATACCACAAATAGCCTGTAGGGGGATCGAACCCCTGGTCTCATCCGTGAAAGGGACGCATCTTAACCACTCGACTAACAGGCCATAAAAAAACTCCTTGAACTGGATTCGAACCAGTGACCGTTCGGTTAACAGCCGAATGCTCTACCGCTGAGCTATCAAGGAATACACTAATATTATACACTAAGAATGCTAATTGTCAAACAAAAAACCGGACAATTTTCATGTCCGGTTTAAATAACGAAAACTAATCCATCAGTGCTTTTAATATAACAAGAAACGCATAAAGAAATACTACTGCGGTAACAAAAGATAATATTCTAGAAAAAGGACTCGGTTTCATAATTTTTCTCCCACATAACAAGCAAGATACAAAAATGATACACCAAAAATGAAATAAGCCCAAATAAGAACTAAGAGTTTCTTTCTCTCTAATGCCTTCATAGTTTTGTCCTCCACAATTCCTGAAAACACCGCATATCTATTCTATTTGCTACTAATTAATTCCTTTGCATTCTTTCAATTGCAATTTCTTTAGCAGTCTTCTTTTTCGTTGTTCTGTTCATGCCCCAGTTTTTAATTGCAAACTCTGATATCCTGTGTGTGGCTTCAGTACATGCACGTTCTTGACTAATGTATCTTTCAACAAGTTCAGTCTGGGCAATCTCTTCACTACTTCTGTAATTATATCCAACAGCTCCACTAATTACCATAGAACATAAAAATAAAAAACCAAACGACAACTTCATTTCCTTGCTCATTTTATTATCCCTTTTGTATTTCTAAAAAATCTTCGATTTTTTACATTTTTATTTTGAGTAATAAAAAAGCCCTAACCGAAATTGGTTAGGGCTTCAATGCTCTACTATAATGATACAGCAATACTTTCGAGTTTACCTACGTGTTCTGTTAAGCAATCATTAACATATAGGTCTGCATCAAACTTGTATGTATTGCCAGTTTCTCTATCATACACTGGAGGTTGAATAGAACACCACTCTCGGAATTGGGTGACTAGAGCGTGGTTGTAAATCCAGTCCATCGAATCACCAAGAGGACGATATCTATTCTCTCCACCTCTGCCATCATTTGAGACTTCTGCAAAAGGCTTACCATCAATACAAAGTAATGCATTAAAAGCAAGTGTTTCTTCGGAATCTAGATGGTTGATGCGAGTGTTTTTAAGACTGATATTCATATAATTCTTTCATTGGAACTAGGAATACAGGCATTCTATCACCTACAAACGCTCCAATCACGTTGTATTCAATAAATTCTTCTGCTTCATCATAAGTCATTCCATCACGTTGCATTAGGATTTCAACACAATTGCCCATATGATAGATTGCATAAGAACCAGCATAGGAATAGCCACAACCCAAGAAAGCAAGTTCAAATCCATCAGCCAAAATAACAGACTCATCAAAGTAAGCAAGACAATAATCTTGAATATCTTGTTTGGCTTTTTCATTGGCTTCCTCGGAATATTTAAATTCACTTTCCATTTTCGATTGTAACTCCTGCTTCTTCGAGCTTGTCATTAAAGTCATTCTTCCCAATGAGACCAAAGAGAAGAATGATTACAATTGCTAAGATGATTACTTGGATTTTACTCTTCATCTGCTTCATCATCTTTTGTACCAAGGAGACAGATTTTCTTCGTTCCATCTTGGTAGCCGTTTGTGCAGACCGTATGGATTTCAGCCTCAGTGTTGTAGTCTTCTTGTTCGATTTCAACGATGCACTCAGTGTTGTAGCCCTCCTTTTCTGCAATTTCTTCAAGCAACATAATCACTTCTTTTACTGTCATCTCGTTCCCCTTTGTTGAATAATTATATCAAAGGTTTGGTCATATGTCAAAAAAAAGGACTGGCTTTTACACCAGTCCTATAAGGAAAGTTAGATATTGGTACTAACAGACTAACTATACCACATCAATTACAAACCAGTCAACATTTGTAGTGAGATTTTCCAAACTCTTTTTTACTTGTGGGTCTGTGATAGCATTGACCACTCTGTCTCTTTGCAATGTCATACCCTTGCTCGGTCTATCAAATGAATACTTAAAAATAGTATCTCTTACTACAGTGAAATTGTCCGCACCAATTTTCTTCTTAATGGAAGACAGCTGAATACTTTTCATATTAACCATCCAAAAAAATATTGTTATAGATTTCTCTACAACAATATTTTAACCATTAATTTTGTTTTGTCAATATTACTCAAATGTGATATTATGTACTATCTCAACAACAAACTTAGGAATGCTAATATTATCTGCTAAACCATGCTTTACACATTGTTCAGCATCCAAATACAAATTGGATCTACCTTTGTTAAATACCAATTTATCAAAGTATCCATCTTTTCTTTCACATTCTTTATCCAATATTTTATAGAACATTTTTTGCAATCTTTCTGTTTCTGCTGCATCTGATTTAATTTCCTCGGATTTACCTTCAGAAAAAGAAGAAACATCATGAATCATAACGGTAGCATTTGGACTAATAAATCTGTGGCCTTTTTCTCCACAAGCTAATAATACAGCTCCACATGACATTGCTTTACCCATACAAATTGTTGCTACTGGTTTTTCAGATGATTTAATTACATCGATCATTGCCATTAACGCATATACATCTCCGCCATAAGAATCAATGTATACTGGAATAATTGGTTGCGATGTATTTAAAGCCTTAGTCATATCTTCAATGAATATCTTTACTGATTCCTCACAAAATTCATTAACATAAATTGAAACAGGCGGCTCCATCACTTCTTCTGGTTTTAAATGAAGAAACGGATCAACATCGAAAATAACATTTTTTGGATGTTCCATTTGGATTAGCATTCTTTTTATTATCCTTTTTGTATTTCTAAAAAATCTTTGATTTTTTAGGGATTAATTTCCAATAATATTATTCACAAAAAGATGACCCAGCCACTTGCGTGGCTGGGTCATTGAGTTAGTCAATTATGAATGCTTGGTCTTTGTCTTCTTCAGTAGCAGGCTCTTCAGATAAGATGTACCCGAACCTGTCCACCACTCCAAATCCTGCCGTTAGCAATAGACCATATTCAGTGCTACGAACTGTCCAGATTTTACCTGCGTCATAGCCTCTGACTGTTTGATACTGGTCACCATCAGTGTCAAACATAATTTCACCCAAACCCTGCTCACCTTCGTATGCGTGAGGGTTCTTAAGGGCGGTGTACTTTTCTTCCCATTCATCAAAGGAAGGAAAATCAGGAATCACTTCGACAGTAATTTCTCTGCTGTCGATGGTCTTAACGACATATTCACTTTGCAACTCTTTGAGGGCTTCCTGAATAGCGTCCTTGTCATTGTCTGCTTTAACGATAGTGCTGAACTCTTCTTCAGCAATTTCACCTTCGTAGGAACAAGTGAAAGGAATATAAACATCGTATCTTGGCATATCTCTTCTCCTGCTTGTAGTATATCATAGCCCCCTTGCGGGGGCTATATTTATTTAAAGGTTGACTATATCAAGCAACTCTTCAAAGGTGAACAACGTACGGAAAGCAGGTTTGATTTGCTCGTATACACCAAGTGCTTTTGCCATCTCTAAGAACATCTGCTTATCCTGAATGGTAGGATTAGAGCTGATTTTGTACTTCTTGGCTTGAGTTTTCTTGGTGCGAACCTTACGGGTGCGTACCCCGCTGTTGACATCAACCCAATACTTTTTCATCGATTCACTTTTGTTGAAAGGAATGGTTCCCAAAAAGTCATGAATCGTAGTCCAGTCATTCTTGTAATAAACTCTTGGCTGGCTTGGAAGATTGTATTGAGGATAGCCCTTGCGGAAATCATCATATTCCTTGTATGATGTAACTCTGCCTCGACAAATAACTTTCGCTTCAGCAAAAGTAGGTCTGCGAGTAGTGAATAGTTTTGAACTAGGTAATGTAACTTCTGTGGTTAAAGTTTGCATTGTAGTGTCTTTCTCTTGGGTATGTTCATTACTGAACTACAACAGTATTTTACTATAGTACTGAAAAATGTGCAATGAAATACTGATATTATTATTCAAAATCAATTTGTAAAAAATCTACGATTTTTTAGAATTACAAATTAGATAATAAAAAGCCCTCCAAGAAAACACTACTAAACTTGGAGGGCGAGTCTCATTCTGTTTTAATTATTTATCCTACCCCAAAGGCAAGTCAGAATGAGAAAACTTTAAATTACCATGCTCTTCTTGATATGCTTCTACTGCTTCCATTGCAAATTGAAAGCCAGAAAGCTTGTCAAGTATTTGGTTACAATTAAAACCTAAACCTACAAATGTCATCCATTCATTTTCAGTGTAATTGTAAGTAATGGTAACAGCCCAATTATTTTCACTTGTACTAAACATCTGGAAGCGCAAAGTAATTGGAGCATACAATTCATT